CTCAGAATATGGAGCGTAAGTATCTCCTTGGTGAGAGAGCTTACCCTGTGTTCAAAGGATGTTTGAAAGATGAACCCACTAAAGTCAGTAAGGATAAGGTAAGAGTGTTTCAAGCTGCTCCATTAGCTTTTCAACTTTTGATTAGGAAATACTATTTACCAATTGCCCGTTTCATGAGCTGTAACCCACTCGTATCAGAGTGTGCTGTCGGTATAAATGCTGTTGGCCCGGAATGGGATCAGCTAACCCGGCACGTAAAACGGTTCGGCTCTGACAATATCTTGGCAGGAGATTATAGTAGTTACGATTTGACTATGTCTCCACAATTGATGTTTGCTGCTTTTAGCGTGATGGTAAAGATCGCAGAAGAAGCAGGATATCAGCCAGTTTGTCTTACAGTCATGAAACATTTGGCAACAGATGTGTGTTATCCAGTCGTGGCTTATAATGGTGATTTGGTAGAACTTTTGGGATCAAATCCGTCTGGACAGAATTTAACGGTTTACGTCAATTCAATCGTGAATTCGTTACTGTTCAGAGCAGGATATTTTACCATGTGTGGTTTGCATGCTGCACCGTTCAGAACGCGCGTTTCTCTCATTACGTATGGGGACGACGCTAAGAGTTCGGTGCATGACGATGTTCGATACAATTTTGACCACATTAAGTTTGCCAAATTTCTGGATGGTGTCGGGATGAAGTTTACTATGCCTGACAAAAATTCAGAAGCCACTGCATTTATGACCGATGAAGATGCTGATTTGTTGAAACGGAAGAATGTGTATATGCCCGAGTTGGGCCATTACGTTGGTGCACTTGATGAGGATTCTATTTTTAAGTCTCTTCATTCAACAATGCAGTCCAAATATCTCACTCCTAAGGAACAGGCAATTCAGAATATCGACACCGCAATTTCTGACTGGTTTTATCATGGTCGAGAAGTGTATGAGACGCGTTTACGTCAAATGCGTCTGGTCGCTAAAATGTGTGGTATACATTTGTTATGCAATAATTTGGACAAGTCTTTCGATTATTGGGTCGTTAGATGGCGTAACAAGTATTTG